ATTCCAGCGAGAGTCCGGAGGGAGACTCAACTTGATAGCCGCCCTTAGCCTCTAAGCGCGCCGCAGTTTTACCGGCAGTGACCGTTTCAACCGCGCTGCCATCGGAACGAGAAACAGTAAACTGAGTGGCACTAGTGATAACTTCTACGAGATAATCTACACCTTCAACGCGAACAATGCTCCCGACCGTTAACTCAGTGGTAAATGCGGTATTCGTGCCGGTAACAACCCCTGTGTCAGCAATTGCAACCGTACCTGAAAGAGCAGCATATTCGGAACCCGTAAGAACACCGGGCCCGTAGATATCAAAGATAGAAACTCCCGCGGCGTATTCTCCAGCAACGGGGTAACCACCCGTGCGTTTTACAAATCGATGAGAAGCAACTCCACCAGTGAGACGAGCAGGATCTGTCACAGTGACCGTCTCAACATAGAGATGGTCAAAAGACATATATTTGGGTTGATTAATAACCATTTTTATCTTAATAAATTATACAATAAACTTTAAACAGACTAATCAATTAATCTTTACTCCATAATAGTTTTTAAGGCAGTGATATAATCTACGCCTTTAGCCTCAGAGAATTCAAGGGCTTTAGTATGAAGGTCGAGGTTGTTTCCATCGTATTCGTACCCACTTGCTGGAGGAGATACTTTCTTACGTTTGGGAGCAGTACCTTCAGGAGCCACCTCACTAAAGTTTACTAATTGAGGTAAGTTTACAAGGACGTTGCTAAAGAAATCAAACTGAGATTGTCTTCCGCTTTCTGAGAAGTTCATAGCGTTCTTCCCGTTCAAACTCCCCATAAATCGAACTAAATCTGTTTTAGATACAATCTGCTCAGTGAGTTTGCCGTTTTGATAGACTTTCTCGCAAAAATCGGAGATCTCTTTTTCACGAGCTAGTTTTTTCTGTTCAACTAGTTCTTTCTCAAGACGAGCAACTCTTTCTTTGAGAGATTCACTAGATTCAGAATCTTCGTCCTCTTCTTCATCTTCTTCATCTTCTTCCTCGGAGTAATCTTCGATCATAGACTCTTCTCCATGATCTTTGGTTTCCTCCTCATCATCATCATCATCATCATCATCACATTCTTCTTTTTTCTTCATTTCTTTTTCATCTTTCTCTTCCTCTTCTTCTTCTTCGGCATAATCTTCAGACATTTCTTCTTCGTCTTTTTCTTTATATTTTTTCATCTTTTTAGATTTTTTATCATCGCTACAAGCATATTCAGTCTCTTCTTTTTTCTCTGAGAAATCTTGACTCATGTTAGATTCCATCATATTATTCGTTTGTTTTTGCAACATAAGAGCTTTGGCGAGCTCTAACGGAGAATATGATGTAGCAAGCTCAGAGATTTTATCTTCGTCGTCGTCCATATCATCAGAAATATCTTCGACTTCATCTCCGCCACCTTCAAGATCTTCGGGTTCTTCGTCCATTCCTTCGTCCATCTCTTCGTCCATCCCTTCGTCCAAGCCTTCTTCGTCCAAGCCTTCTTCGTCCATCCCTTCTTCGTCCATCCCTTCTTCGTCCATCCCTTCTTCGTCCATACCTTCTTCAAGCTCTTCATCTTCATCATATTCCATTTCATCTTCTGGAAGATCCATTTCCTCCATTTCTTCTTCTTCTTCATAATCTACTGGTGTTCCAGCAGTAGTAAGTTGGTTGCCTGAGTCGTCATAAAGTGGAAGATCCTCGCCCCCAGAGCTCCCTCCCACATTAATCGTAACATGCATGGGGCCCTCGGCGTGGTTCGAGATTCTTTTTTTGCGGGGTTTTGCCATAATACTAGTGTTTTTGTCTAAGAGTTCTTTAAACAGGGCTTTGGATCTTTTTTCAGAAAAATCAATATTGATCGTATCTGAAAGTTGCTCTCTAAAATCGGCTAAGCCCTTCACCGCGGGAATATTAACAAGAGCGAGGTGTCTAAGAGATAATTTACCTTTATGAGGATTAGCGTCGGCCTCAGGAGCATAAAAACTACTACTTACTTTTTTAAAGATACCTTCACTAATCATCTTCTCTGCTTTAGGGGTCAGTTCGATCTTTCCCCACAGAGATTTCCCTCTACGCCATAAATTTTTTACCCATCCTAATGAAGGAGTTGAATCATTTTGATCATGTCCAACAATGAGCGGGGCTTCATGCGAAGCAGGATCATAACTAGTGATAATATCTTCTAGATCCTGTTCAGTAAAAAGAGCCCGATCTCCATCTGAGTCGGTTTGTTCACCAGCTCTAAACATCTCAACGTCTATAACTCTTTTGGGTATAGACTTTGATAATGGAATTTTCTCATTTAAGACAATTTCTTTCATCTGGTAATAGGTAAATCAAAGTAATTATAGCTCAATTAGAGATAATCCAACTGAGCTAAATTAAAGTTAGAGAGTAGTAGCGGACTGACCGGCTCGAATAGCCTCAGATATGCGGCTATCACTAATGAGCGCCACCTGCCCAGCAGGAGTTCTAATTACACTAATAAATAATCTCTCTAGAGTGGGTGACGTAGAAACAAAAATGTCACAAGCGAGAGACCCGCTCTCTAAAGAGTCATCATTGTTATTTGTATAATCACAAACTACTTTGTATGCCTCGCTGGGGCTATTGCCAAAAAACGCACCACGGTTATAAAACTGTTGAAGAACAGTGATAGCTGTGGTTCTAACCTTAGTAAACAAGGTGTCTGAGCTTCCGATCTGCTCGAACAAGATGTCATCGAAACTGCGATTTAAAACGTCTAAGAGAACGTTAAGAATAGCTCGGGTGGATACAAATTTAAATAGAGGGTTTGAACTAATAGTTCGAGCACCCCAAACTACAATCCCACGATTCGGTAATTCTCGAGCGGGGTTTAACCCTAAAGCATAAGTGACTTCTTGCTGTTGAGAAGTAATATTAAAACTCAAAGCAGAAGCGTCTCTAAGAGGATATCTAGAACCAGCGGGAGCTTGTTGAAATCCTTCATTCAGATAGCGACTGGAGGCGATTCCAGCTACATAAGAAGAAAGAGGCAGAGTATTTCCGACAGAATTCACAACATACGGTGCATAATAAGATAAATGACCAAACGCGGCACCTACCTTACTTTTCAACTCAGTTAATTCTACTCGAGCGTCTTGAATATTTTTAACATCTCCGCCACAATCAATTAATCCAATATGCTGAGAAGCAGCAGTCGGGGCGGAATAGCTATCATTACTTAATCTACCTTCCGCAACCGTTGCGATTGCAGAACTGACTTTAAGTCTAAGCTCTCGAGCCTCGGCTTTAGTATTACTATCTACACCTTCAACTAGAGTTGCAAATGCTTCTGGAGCAAAGATAAATCCGGGCTGAGCGTCGATTTTCTTCTCTAATGAGTTAGTGATGGCATAGACAAAATCTTGAGCTTTTGCTCGATTTGAGTATTTGTAAATAGAATAATTTGGAAGCTCATTAGGGCTGGGCAGATAGATAATGTGCTGTTCTAGTAGTCCATCTCTGTCAAGACCAGGATAGATGGGTGGCTTAGACCCGTTTTTAGAAGTAATTCTAACCTTGAGAATATAGTCAAAGTTGTAGAACCCATTTGCTTCAGATTTATCTAAAAATACTTTATCTCCCTCCTCGACTTCAATCAAAGATTCTACAGTAGTAATTTCTTTAAGCGACGGATCGACAGAAGCTACGGTATATTTATTTGCCCCAACATAAATTGTAGAATTGCTCCAAACGTCAAGAGCAAAACTATCTACTAATGTGAGAGTTTTAGTGCCTAGGTTAATTCCGGCAGAATCGATAACTCCAACCTCTAAAGAACCATCTAAAGACGGTTTTAAAGAAGGAAATCCATGAACCGCCAAACTGGTATCAGTTAAACTATATCCATTGTTAGGAATATATGCCGCAGAATCCGCAGAATAACTACTAACGTTTTCAATTTCATAGTAGGGTAATAATCCCTTTTCTTCAAAAACACCTTTTATTACTGATACAAGGTCATCACCTAATTCTTTTACTCCATTTCCATTAATAATTACTACTCGATTCTCTCCCGCTATTTCGATATATAAAACCTGAACGGAGTCCGGTAAGATACCTGTTCTATTTGTTAAATTACTAACTGGTAGAGTGGATGGAGTAGTCCCACTTAATTCAAGTGTATCTATAGCAGTAATAGTTCTATAACCTGCATAATTATCATAGTCTCCATTACTATCTTTGGAAATAGCTACATATTGTCCAATTTTAAGTTCGTTTAATCCATACGTATTAGTAATATAAGCCTCAACTAAATCAACAAAATCCGCATCATCGGCCAATGTACTCGAACCTTGATACAGTTTTAAAGAGTCTCCGCTAATATATAGTACTTCTTTTCCGCTTACCTGCTCACGAGATTTTAGTTTAATAACTAAATCTTTAGAAGGAGCATAAGTTTTAATATATGGGGTAAGATCAACTTCGTTTGCAGAAGTACCCGTATCTGCAAGATTTTTATAGGCTTTAAATTCTTCAATATCAATCAAAACTGTGGGGTCTTTAGAAAAAACTCTAAATTGATTTAAATCAATATCCGCAGTATCTTGTACAGCTTGATAATTATAATTAAATTCGCTGTTACTTTCTAAGAATCTAAAAACGTCCAAAGCATTATCTTTGGCGTCGATCCCCGTGGTGGAAATCACAAAAATCTCTTCTTGATTGGAATCGAGTTCTCCGGTGGGGGTATCTCCAATGTATTTCCCGTCAATTTTAAGGATAAAATATTTATATCCAAAAACTGCATTGTTTGTATTTAAAACTGTTTCAGGAGTTGGTACAACCCTTGTTACATACAAAACGCCGTTAGGCCCAGAGTTTTGAAAAAAAGCATTTACAGAATCATAAGAAATTCTGGAATTAGTTGTTGTTGGAACGCCCCCGCACTGATTAGAATAATCTAATAAAGAAAGAATTCTCGTGGGGACATAGGGTAACAAAGAGGAATATCGAAGATTATCATAATCTTCATCTACCGTGGCGTATAGATATCCTATAGCATGGTTAGACAGGGGTTGCGGCCCGTTAAGACCCGCCGTTTGAGCAACAAACACCCCTGGACGAACTACAGACCCCATTCTAGCTGATATACGGTCTACCATATAAAGAATGCATATTATTATTTACTTATAACTTTAAACAAAACCTAAAATTTTTCTGCGCCGTCATTATATAAAAAGTACAAACTTTCTACAAGCCAATCGTCGCAACTAACACTTTGTTTGTTTTGATCTTTAAGAAAACTTCTTGAGAGTTTAAATACTTTCTGAAAATCTTGATCTTCAAGAAAAGCAGAGCAATAATCTATAAACTCAATAAGGCTTCCGCGATTGAGATCTAAACAGATTTTTGTCAAAATAATTGACAAAGTAAGTATATTGCGGTCATTATTCTTTAGATTGTTCCTCGACGATTTCTTTGTAGACATCCGCCATCAGTATAAGTTTTGTCATCGGTATATCCTCTAATAATGTTATAAATCTTCCATTTTGTAAAACTCCTGCTAATTTTAAAAACGAACGCTTATTCATGTATCTACATAAAATGTTGTCTGCTATTAGTTTCCAAACTAAAGAAACATCTTTACTCCAAAGCTTTTTTATCTCTACATTATTACAAACTAAGAGCTGAATGATCGAGACAATTTCAACAAATTCTAAATTGCAATTTTGATCGTCTTGGTCTAAAAAACAATCTAATATTTCTATATCCGCGCCGGTAATATCTCTAAGTATTAAAGTCTCTGCTCTTAATGGTACTTTGACCTTATAATCATAAGTCCAACTAGCTTTTGTTATCTAGTTCTTCTCCCTCATCATCCCCCACCATTAGTTGATTCAAAACTTTACCAATTTTTTTAAGCTGTTTTGTGCTAAGTTTACGAGCATCCTTAATAGTTAGTTTGCCTTGACCATTTTGTGGATAGTGTAATAAGCAAATAGTAAAAAGAGTTGACTCAATATCCGAAATATTCTTATTCTTAGTTTCAAATTCTCGAAGTTTAATAGCATCTTCAGCTCTAGGTTCTCTAAAAGATAAAGATACCTTAGAAGATATTTCTACCGTAAGAATCTCCGGTTCTCCAAAATCAAATTCAGACACGGAGGTATCCAAAACATCTGCCTCTATAGCATTCAATCCAGGTTTAGACAATTTTGTAATTGCCATATTAATAATATGTAATATACTTTACAAGATTTCTTTAAACGGGATTTTTGTAGATTTCCCTAATAGTTTAAAGATATTTAGAAATATTTTTAATTTAAATGGGATACTCCGCGCCTTACGAAAATTGGAAGAATTCTAAAACTGACCACAGAGGAAATTTTACTCAGAATGAATCCTTCACAAGAGACCAACTTATGAGGTCTGACTTTGCTCTTGAAACAAATAGAGTAAATCGCGGCCCCTACGAGAATACTCGAAGATATAACGCTACCAACAGTGAACAAATGCCTCAATATTATGGAAATACTGATCGTTATGGTTGGAACGAGTGGGTAAAACAACAAAAGCTTAAAGCTTCAGAGCTCGCTCAGGGGTTAAATGAAAGTTATTCCCAGCCTTCTCCAGGGTCTGAGTATAACAGTAAATATTATACACGTAGAGGCACGGCTCCCGGCGGCTGCAACAGTTGCCGCAGACCTAGAAAGTTTTAACGTTATGATATAATTAAAGGGTAGATTAAAAATTGATTTTCTATGAAGTTGACAAATGAACTAAAGCAAACTTATATGGAAATTGCAGAAAAGTTTGCAAATTTAAGTTGTTGTAAAAGACTAAAAGTTGGAGCTATTGCTGTTAAGAATGGAACAATTTTAGCCCATGGATGGAATGGAACTCCTTCGGGGTATTATACAAATGAATGCGAGTGCAAAGATGGACTTACAAACCCGTTTGTTCTGCACGCTGAAGAAAATGTGATAGCAAAGCTGGCAAAATCTACGGAATCTATAGAAGGTGCTTCTATATTTTGTACGCATAGTCCATGCCCCGGATGCGCAAAACTTTTAGCTCAAATGGGAATAAAATCGTTTTATTATAAAGAAGAATATCGTCAGAATATTGGCAGAGAATGCTTAGATATTTTAGGAATCCATGTAGAGCAAATTAAGCTATCCGCATAATATAGGCCAATGCATAAAATGGCGGATATGTTTCTGCGCCCTGAGTCCCGTCTGTAGTAGTGTTTATTTCGTTAAGAGCATAATCAACGGGGCCAAATATCTCATTACCAGAATCTCTTTGGTCAGAATCCTTGAGCATAATACCACTTTGTTGTGAGATATTTGTTGTATTAGGAATTGACCAATTATCTAATCTATCTGGAGCTATGAACGATTCGGTCATCCCAGGAAAAGTGGGTATAGCTCTATGATTATGAGTCGGTACAGTTGGTCCTGTATCTTTACGAGCACCAATTTCAAAATCTCCCCCTGCGCCGATAATAAATTTATTTCTGAGGTCTGGTGTAAAAATACCATTTACTAATCTACCATCACAAAGGGCCCAATCTTGAGATAAGCTGTTAATATTACCGCTCCACATTATAATCCCACCGATTGGCACAAATTTTCGATCAAAATCAGTTCCTAGATCCTGTAATAAATCAACTATTTTTGAAATTCCCGCCAGAGCTACCGGCACTAATTTACCATTTGAAACTGAGTTTGATTCTAAATGTACATAACCTTTATTACTGATAGAATCTTCGGCTTGTTTTAAACTGAAAGGGTCGATTACTACATGAGACGAACTCTGAGTTTGTGTAAAACGAGAAAACTTTAATTTTTTAATAAATTCTATAAAATCTGTCGAATCTAGATCCAATTCTACACTACTGTCTCCAGCTGCAGAAACATTCGCCGGAGTGTATATGTCGGTATTACTCCAGAGATATTTATGAACTCTTGAACCCAATATAATTTCATTTGATGCATTGTCTCTTGTAGTTCTAGCATCTACGCCGATCAAAATATTATTCGATCCTTCTAAAGAGTTTGTTCCGGCCTGATGCCCCACTGCTATATTATTATTCCCAGAATAAAGATTTCCTAGTGAATAAAATCCAATGGCAACGTTCGATGCTCCATTTACTAAACTAGATAGAGCAAATTCCCCCAATTTGATATTAGTGCTTTGAGAATTATTTACAGATACTTCTGGAGCTATAATCGATTGAATATTATCTAATTGTTGTTTAATGCCAATAATGTCATTGGTATTTTGTGAAACTAAACCGCTAATAGTTGGAAGGTCTGCTTCAGCCACCGAAAGTCTAGTATCAATTTGAGAATCAAAAATTTCGAGATAATCTATAGCAGATTCTATGTTTCCTAAACTTTCTGCCACGGATTCTGCCAAAGCAGCTTGTGCAGAGGCCATAGCTGTTGTAAAAATTTTAGTATCTCTTATTTTTGTATAAGTACGGTCTGCATATCTTACATTTACAATCCCAGTCTGAGTTGTTGGATCCACTGTTTCTGCAATTCCCACACCAAGACGAAGACCGCTTTTTGTTCCTACTCCATCCTCTACATAGGCAGTAGAATCTGTAAGAAATCCATCCTGAGATAAAACTTCTCCATTTGATGCAAGTTCTTGTCGGCTTACATTTAGAAGCCCGCCCGCATAGTCCTCAATAAACCTAGAACGTAAATCTGCCATATTAAGCTAAAAAATTACTGTACATTTCCGCCGGAATTATTTTTTCGGGTGGATTATTGCTCCAACTAACTTGAATGTTATTACACAATAGCATTCTTACTTTTGAAGCAATTCTTCGATTACCCCAAGGAATATTGTTTCCGCGTAGATCAACCAAAGAATTTGTATTTTGAGTTGGAATATACTCTGATAAAATATTCTCTAAAGTTTTTTCTTTTAGAAAACAACGATTTAATGAAAGATGAGAAATATTTTTATTAAATCCTAAATGAACCTCATTTAAACTAGTACAGCGGTTTAAAATAAGCTCTTCAAGTGCCGGAGCATTAGATAAATTTAAACTTAACAAAGAGTTGCACGCAGAAAGATTTATTTTTTTTAGATTCCTTCTTAGTGAAAAAATATTTACTGACTCAAGATTATATGATTTATTTAAAATAAGCTCTTCAATTAGGGGGTCAATGTCTTGATTTGAGATATCATCTATCCAAAAATCATCCCAATATCTGACTCCAGTATTTGAGAATTTAAGAATTTGATTTCCTGGTTCATTTAAAGATAGTTCTAAGACTCTAGAGGAGATGTTTCTAACGCTTAAAGTAGATTCATCATCTTCTGTTTTTTTAGAAAAATTAACTCGTCCCAGGAGGTAATTTGAATTAGGTTTAATTACTATTTTCAGTTTAATCATATTCTAATCCCTCACAATATTTTGGTCTTCTGTCTCTAAGCTTCATGCATCTTAAAACATTAAAACACTTTTGAATATTGTTAATATCTATGTATCTAGAGCATTCCTGTTCATTTTTTGGTTTAGGATTTTTCCTCAAGAAACTATTTAATCCGATAGAGGTATTTTCTAATCCAGGTAAATTCTCTAAAAGAGATATATTAACTCCTAATGGTTCCCCACTTGAAGATAAAGCATTTGGCTCGATCTCATTGTCTTCAATATAGTGTGGCAGTCTTTTATATGGATTTTGTAAAAATGTCCCAGAGGGATTTAAAGAGCCAGAAACTCCCAAGGGCCTATCTAATGGTATTGAACTCGAAACTAAAGTTGTTGGTCTCGGGCTCTGCTCAATTAAACTAGATTTATTATATAAATATTCTTTGCAACTTACTTCTTGATAGTCTTTAAACAATTGGCGACACTTTTGTTCTGAGGTTCCGAATTCTATACAGGACTCTATTGGATTAAATCTTAGCTTAGACAGATTAGGATCGAAGAAATTAGCATTATATATATTATTATTTGTAATATAGTATGATCCCGAAATTGGAATAGATACTTCTGCGGGTATTTTTTCTACAATATAATCCGAGGTCGGATCAAAAGAGTTTGATTTTAAGGTATTAAAAAGTCTTTCTACAGAAATACCATCTCTATATTCTTCACCGCCACTACCTATATCGTCTATTCCTTCTATAGTGGAATAATTAATGTCAGAAATTCTTCTTTGATATAAATTTTCTTTATCAATCTTGACAAATGGCACTGGAGACGTAAATTCAATTGAGGAGAAAGGAGTTGTATCTAAATCTTTCTCAAGTAAAAATCCCAGTTCAGGTGATAATATTCCTTCAGGATATTCTCTTGTTAATCTGGGAGAGTTGCCGAGCCCTGGCGGTTCAGAAACACCTCCAGAATTAATTGTTTCTTGTAATATAGTTTTATTATAGGTATATGGTAATCTTCCCGAACGGTCTGGCCCTAAAGATTCAATTAAAATTGAATAGGAGTCTAATGGTTTATTCGATAAGTTTGCAATTAAAGAGAAATCAAGCCCTCGATCATCACTTATTGAGGTGATCGAGCTACTTTCTGGGGAAATTAATAATCTAAAATTGATTAATTGAGAGTCTACTGAAAACTTTTCTAGGGTTGTAATCAACCCAATAAATAGGTCATCTGTATCTTCTTGTACAAATCTTGGTTTATGAGGACTATATGCCGTTTCTTTTCTCATTAAAACAGCTAGTCCTGATGCATAAATGTCTTTTAATATTCGAGTAAATGCTCCTCCCTGATACCCTTCTAAAATGCCACTCAGCAAACTGAATCCGGGAGCTTCTACAGTTCTTAAAACATCTGCCAACTCACTATAAGTTATTCCATGGTTGTTTTCTAAAAATCCCACCAACCG